CTCATGAAATGCGTTGTTCAAGGTAAGGTCTAACGTCTTAAATTCTTCAACCAATGTATCTTTTTGACCGCTCTCATCTTTCAATTCATCAAGAATTTCAGACAGGCGAACACTGTCGGATTTAGATTTTGCAATTTGTTCTGGAGTGGCGTCAGCCAACATTACTTCAAGCTCTTCGATACGCGCTTTGATTTGTGATTTATTCGGTTTCATTGGGTCTCTCCATTTTTAAGAATATGCAAATTTTCCATATCTAATTCATGTTGGATACGATCTAGTACATCAGCAAAGTATTCCATTTTCTCTGCGTAAACGCCTCGTTGCGAAACGCCATCTATTGAAAGCGTCCACACACTGCCCCATCCTTGGTCTTGGTTTTTGAAGCATTTTGCAACGATTGGTTTAGAGAATTTGTCAGAAACCATAACATCATGTACAATTTCGTTAAAAAGGTCTTCAAGCGTTTCCATTGGGTCTCTCCATTTTTTGAATTTTTGATCTTACACAATACATATAGGCATTCTGATCGGAGATACAATAGCAAAATACAAATTAAATATATTTAATTAATATGGGGAAAGCCAAAATGGGCGACTTTCCCCCGATGCGATTTATGCCGCGATATGGTACAGCCAGCAATTCATGTGGCCTTTGCCCCCGTTTCTTGATCGGACGTGAGCTTTTTTAACAACCAAACCAGCGTCAACAGCGTGGCGAATTGTTCCACAAACATTGTGAGAGTTCTTTTTCAAAAGCCTTGCAATGTCTTTGCTCGTCATTGGCCCGTGTTTTTCTAGCGCCCTCAAGATCGGCGTAAAAGCGCCAGTATCTGTCTGACTGCGCTTTTCCCCTCTATCGCACGGCAGCGGTGGTCGCAGAGGCTTGCCGCTTGGGCCTTTCGTTCTCGCTTGTAGTCTTTCAAATTCCAGCCATTTATTCATCTGTTTTCTCCCTCAGATTTCATAATTGTTTTGTCTCAGTCCACTCACAAAGTTTTTCAATTCCTGTCTCGCCAACCAGAGATCGTTCTGTGCATCTGGAACTGGGCTTGTGCGATAAGCCTCCCCCTCTAGACGATCAACTTGGCCTCTCAAATGGCGCAGTTCAGCCTCATGGGCTGGCGTTAGTTTTTTCATTTTTCTACAGCCTCCTCAATAAATTTACGATAATCCACCGTTGATTTTCCACGGCGAAAACTGTTTTGTGAAAAGCCTTTTTTCCTGCCTTTCGCCCAAACGGAAGCACTCTTTTTTTTATTCGATGGCTCAGTGGTGATCATTGGGAATAGTGTAGGTTGCAATTGCAGGAACCAGTGATTTATATCTCGTCTGCGCCGTATCCCACCTTGCGTGATACGCTCACACTCAAACCCCATTGATCTCCAAAAACCATTCGCTTCTATGTCCGATCCGCAGCGCAATGAAATTGCATTGCTTGCCATGCCACTTGCCATTTTTATTAAAAAACGAACAAGCTCTGCACCATAAAGTTTTCCGCGCAAATCGTATTGAATACATGCTTGGTGTATTTTCAAAGTTTCTCCAAACGAGCCATGATAAATATATCCAGCAGGATCATTATTTACCCGTGCCAATAATATTCTGTGGTTATCGACTTCACGCTCAAAAACTTGCTTTGGATAAAATGCTAACTGTTCAGCGTTCTTTCTTTGAAGGCTGTCGATATACGTCAAATCAGACGCAATGGCAGGAGCAACTTCAATGGTCATTTTTTCAAAAACTCCAGCACTTGCTTCGACGCATCGCCTGCGCCCTTTCCAACGATCACAGTGTGTCCCACTGATCTCAGATATTCGATCACTTTTTTTTGATCGGGAGACAGCCTGCCGCCCGTGGCCCTCTTCATTTCCACCCACAAATTGCAGGAGGGGATATAAAGATCGGGTATCCCTCTGGTTACCCCCTCTGCCTTCAGCCGTGTCGCCACGCTGATCGATCTCTTCTCACCGTTGGGGATTGCAAAGATCAAAGTGTGTGGATATTTGGCCCGAAACCAGTTCACAAAACCCACCTGTTCGCTGTGTTCAGAGTGCTTAAAACGGTATGTCTTCGACACCCCAGTCAGCGATTGGGCCTTCTTGCGTCTCATATTTTCTCTCCACTTTTGTATAGTCGAACTGCACAACTTCAAAATATTTCGGATTGTATGTGCTTGGTTTTATCTTGATGCGGCTGGGCCAATTCCAAAAGTGGCACTCGTCCATCGCCTCGTCGGTTGTGTCAGCGCCAGAGGCCAGCAGTGACCGCCGCGCCTGATATCGACTGGCCGCATAGCCACCGTGATTTGGACAAAGCCATTCGTTTACGCTTCTCATCCCGCAGTAGTACGTGACCTTGACTGAATCAGGTTTGCCCTCCTTGCGGTGGCGGTGATAAAGGACGCTGTCCACGTCCACCCATTCGGCTTTTACTTGGCCCGACAGCATGGCCCCATCGTAACTTTTGGAGCCGTGATTTAATGTGCGAGGTGGGAACTCATGGCCGCAAACGTGGCACTGCAACGCCGCCGCAGGACACATTGTTTGGCAAGCCTCGCACTGCTTGACGGGTGCCGCACCCTCTTCTGCCTTTGCAGATTTATCTTTGGGTTTTACCCTATCTATAAAACCGTGCCTCAAACAGTTTTCTCCGAAATCAAGCACCAGACAATCAGTCTTGCCTTCGGCTACTCTCGTACCCCTCCCAACCATTTGGACATACAGCCCCGTAGATGCTGTGGCTCTGACCAACGCAACAACGTCCACGGCAGGGTGATCAAATCCAGTGGTCAGCACGTTCACATTTATCAGGCATTTAATCTCACCGCTCTTAAAGTCTGCAATGGTTGTCTCCCGCACGGCGCTGCTGTCACTGCCAGTAATCACCTCGACTTCAATGTCGTGGTTTCCAAATTCGTTGGCCAACATATGCGCGTGATTGACGCCGCTGCTAAACACCAGCCAGCTTTTTCGATCTTCGCTCAGTTCCACAATTTCTTCGACAGTTTTTCTCACCAGTTCGGGATCAGACGCAGCAGTGGCAAGGTCGCTCTCAATAAACTCACCGCCCCGTTTTTTGACGTTGGTCAGATCGATCTGGTTCAGACCGCCTTTGCTAATGACAGGCGACAGGTATCCCTGCTCCATCAGCATATCGATTGGAATGTCATGGGCAATGCCGTCAAAGATAGCGCCCTCGCCTTTGTGCAAATATCCTGTGTCGAGCCGATACGGCGTGGCTGTCAGACCCACCACTTTGATCGCGGGGTTGCACACCTTCAGATCGGCAATAAACCTGTTGTATCGCGTCTCAGTGTTTTTGGGCAGCATGTGCGCTTCATCGATTAAGATCAGGTCTGGTGCAGGAATGATGTCATACGCCCTCTCCCAGACCGACTGGATGCCAGCAAAGGTAATGGGGCGGTCTAAGACCTTCTGCTTTAGACCCGCACTGTATACCCCGTAATCAGCTTCTGGATACATTTTCAACAGGCCATTGGCCCCCTGCTCCAAAAGCTCTTTTACATGCGTCACAATCATTACCCGTGTGCCAGCAAATGCCATAGCGTCCTTTACGATCTGCGCTATAATGGCCGTCTTGCCCGACCCCGTTGGGGCCACGATCAATGGATTATCGCCAGACTTACTCGCCCAATAATTGTACAAGCCATCGACAGCTTCTCTTTGGTAATCGCGTAATTCAAATGTCATGGGACAGAACTCCTTCACGTTGACTTTTCTTCATCAAACAAATCACCCAAGGCCGCTGTGCGAAACAGCGCGGGTTCGTGGGCTAATCTTTTCATTTGTTTCGTTTCAAAAAACCCAATGTATTGCGGATTGTTTATCATAAACAGGCGTGTAAACAGGGCAATGAAGTCGTTAGATATTTTGTAATCATCCCCTTTTGTCACGATAGAGCTTTCCCAGCGCACTCTGTTAGCAATTAGCCACCCGCTTAGTTTTAAGTGTCCCCTATAAATGGCTTGAAGAGTGTATCTCTCAAACAACCTATAAAACTCAGGGTTTAAATTGTGCCATCTTAACCACTTTTTCCCCAAACGGCTTTTGCTTAACATTTTAAAAAATTCATCCTCGGTCATTTTACAATCCTATCCAAAAAATCATCAGCATCCTTCTGCGCTTCCAATATTTTCTCTTGGGTCATAATCGGCACACCTATTTCGTCATTGTCCAAATCGGCTGAGATGTTGTCTGCAACATTATTGGACACACGATCTTTTATTTTATGCCATTCCAAATTTAACCCAAACATTCCAAGCAGCACTGTAAAAATGCAGGCCATTTCTTCCTGCTCAATTTCGTCAGGCAAGGTTAAGTACAGAGCATTAACGATATCCATCATTTCACTTGGCGTCTTCACTAAACTTCTCCCTCAATTCCTCGCTGTTGTCTTGATTGCGGATGACGCCTTGTGGGGTCTGATACTCCACGAAATCATCGCCAGCGTCTATGATCTCCCAATCGTCAGGAACCATAAACGGATTAAACAGGTGGCCCCCCGCGCCTTCCTTGCGGCTCCAAGTCCCGTCTTTTTCTGGGGTGCTGTGCGCGTCTGTCCGATCATTAACCTCTGGCAATTCACCACCGTGGCAAATCGGAATGTAAGAGCAAAACCGACAAGCAAACTTTGACGGGTCGTGACTGATTTTAGACGGTGGCTTTTCGTCAAAAATGATATTGCTGGCCTTGCTGATTAGCATCTCACCTTCTGCCCGATCCCGCTTGATCCGCTCAGAATAAATCTCATCTGTGTTTTTGTTCACAGCAAAAAAATAACAACGATCAATGTCAGCCAAATGCATACCGACTTGGCACTGCGCCCAGTATTGCGGCTTGCTGATCCTGACGCCCTTCATCTTTGTTTGGGCAAAGCTCTTGTCGTTCATTGTTTTGAACTCCAGCGTGTGCGTCTCTTTGCTTTCTGGGAAGCCAATTCCAATGCCGTCCAGCGACAGAGCAAAATGACCCCCACAGGCCGTGTAATTAATCTGTCGGCCCGTTTCTGGATCGACCTCCCACACCTCTACCCCAATCGCCCGAAGGTTTGCCACGATCCGCTCCTCCTCGCGGTCACCCGTTTCAAACAGGCGCAGCATACGTCCCTCAAAGCTCTGTGAGCTTGCGTGTCGAAACTGATACCACAATGCCCGACTGCACGGGTTGCCTATCTGTGAGCCGCCCAGATGCGCCCTGTGGCCGTTATCGCGGCTGGCCTCGTAGTGTTCGTAAATTTTCTGCACTGTGGGCGATGGATTGTATTTTTCAAGGTTCATCTTGGCTCCTCTCTATTTGTAAAATGGGGCAGCAAAAGCCGCCCCATCGTAAAACAGATTATCGCTTCCAAGGCGGCGTTGACGATGCCGCTGAAGCCTCCGCAGGGGCCGCTGTGGCAGCGCCATTGGTTTTGGCACCTGAGTAGCCCTTGATCTCATTAGAGGCGCTGTACTGGCCGTCTGCGGCCTTGACTGCCACCTTCACCACCAAAGGCTTGTCGTGCAACTCGCTGCTGTCCTTGGGCGTCATAACGCCCGTGGCGTGGCAGATGGCCGACAGAGTGCGCTGTGCTATGTCGACTGCAATTTGGTTCGGATTATTTAAATTCAAACGATCTATCAATTTGCGTCCAGCATACTGGCCCTCAACAAT